ATTCCCTTCAAATACACCGTATGCGCACTGAGATAATCTAAATCTTCAGCTGGACGTGGATCATAACAATCAGACGTCGTAATAACACCAATGGTACTAAATTCGGCACAAACACTCTTTCCATTAAAAAACGGATGGGCTTCATTGCTTACTGTCCATGTATTGTCATCACCACATAAGGCCATTGCCGTATTCTGTAAAAACTCATCTAAACTGGTCTCTTCCTTCTCTGGTACATTTCTAATCCAGGCATAGGATAAAAGAGCCATCAAGATCAACGTATTGTCATTAATTGTGTTACAGCTTCCAGAGGGATTACCTCCGAGCTTCAAAATTAACACGCCCTCTGGCGAAATGATCAAAGTATTGACTAAGTTTCTATAATAAGTTTTAATGCGTTGCAAATTTGCAGGAGTTCTGTCCTCCTCTCTCAAACAAGTCCAACGGAATCGTGCGCAACCCCACATCATGTAGGATCGCAAGCTTGAGTCATATTCACTCTCATCAAGAGCATAACCATTAGGATGGGTATTTAGTTTTTCTAACAAACGTGCCCAATTTCCCTTCATAGGACTCCAACCAACTGTAGATGGTGAAGTCAACCAAGCTGAATTCATTTTCTCATTCATATCCGCAAACAACCTATTTCCGTCCACTGTAGCATCCACTGCCATGGCGGTAAACGTTCGAATCTTATTCTGCAACGTCTTTTCAGTTGGTCGAATCTCTTCTTTCAGAGAATTCGTACACATGTATGTATGATTAGGGTCAGAAGCTAGCAACTCCCAACTCTGAGCAAAAGTTTCCAAAATAGTTGGATCATGCTCTAAGAGTTCGCCCTTTGTCGCATACATAGTATTATAAGGTGCGCCTGACGATGTAGTTTTGTCAAGTTTCTCTACCACTAGCTCTAGTGGTCGCACACATGCATCTTGCATATACGGATAGAATATTGTTGCAGTCATTTCCCACGCGCGATTCATATCGCCCACCTGTTCATCATCCATGAACGGTGTGTCTTTAGCATATTTTGATAAAGACTTGTAGGAAGCTTCTTCGTTTGGTGCCGGCAAACCCCACTC